AAAAAACCAGCAGGGATTATGAGAGGCAGTTGCCACCGGTCATGGATGGTTGTAGGATTGAAGTGCAACAACCTCAACCTCGTCCCGATGTCGTTGAGTTTTTCGGAACCTTCACTAACGCCCCCATGGTTTACCCTGAGTCGAGTTCTCAGCAAGTCGAACAGGCTGTTCGAATTAGAATGGCATTCGATAGGGAGTTTGACATTGAAGAACTTTCAAAATTTCAACAATTTTGTTTGTCCGTGTGGTCAGGGTGGGACAATATTGTGCTCAAGCCGAAATCCCAAGAAGATTTCCTTAACAGTCAGTACAGCACTAAAAAGGCTGAACGCATCAATGCACTTACTGATGTTGAGTTAAATGAGAAGGATGTTGATTCTTCGTTATTCACCAAAGGGGAAATTTACTTGGGAAAGAACCCAGACAACTACAAAGCGAGAATGATTTGGTCCCGTGCGCTGAAGTTAATAGCACATTACGGCCGTTATTTTCATTCCTTTGGCAAAGAACTTGGAAAGAAATTGAACAACAATTCGAATTGTTATTATATTTCTGGAGCAACACCAGTGGATGTAGGCAACTACGCTGCTGAAATGATGAATTACCCGTTTCTATATGAAATGGATGTTTCAAATTGGGATGGTTCGATGCTGGGAGAAATTCTGTGGTTGGAACGGTGGTTCTTAATGAACAAGGTTGAAGGCTTTCCCGAGGATATCGACTGGTTGTTTGACCATTGGTTTGATGTGAAAGGGAAGACCAGCGATCAACAAGTTTATGTGGACCTTGAGCACGGGAGGAGGTCAGGAGACTTGTGGACTTCAAGTATGAATTCCCTCATGAATTACATGTTTGTCATGTATTCATGCCAATTGCAAGATACTGGCGACTTCAAAATGTTGGTTTTGGGTGATGACAATGTTGTCGCTCTCAATGACCATGTTGAAGGCGATGATATCACTGCTATTTACAGGAAACTGGGCATGAAGTTGGAATTGATTGAGCGTGAGTCGATTTATGAAACAAGTTTTTGTTCTGGTCTCTTTTGGAACGTTGCAGGAAAGCCGATCTGGGGAAACTTGCCTTTTAGGCAGTTTTCCAAGTTTGGCGTCAATCACCATAAGCACCCCAAAGAGAAGTTTGAACAGCTTTTATATGGCATGTCGAAGGGGATGCTTTGCACGGCTGGGCACGTGCCTATCTTCGGTGCCTTTCTGCGTGCAATAGCCGATTCAGCGGAGGAACATAAGGTGAAAGCCTATTATGACAATAGGGATAAAAATCCTTTCCGCATGAAGGGTGGCCCAACTTTTTATCCGACAATGGAAACTTACATTCAGTTTTCAGAGAGATATGGGGTACCCATTGAGGCAATATTGGAGATTGAAGAATACCTTGAATGCACTGTGAACATCAAGGACTTTCCTTATAAACTGGAAGGCTTGGTGTTTGATCAAGGAACCTGCATCGATCTAGGGATTGATGAATCCCAATTAGGGAGTCCGATCGATTATGAAACGCTACTCACCACGAATAGAGGTTCAGAATACATGGAATGTGTAGTCATTGCGCCTCTTGCGGAGGAGATAGAGAAGTTGCAGAAAGCTGAGGAAGTTGGTTTAGTTCAGGCTGCAGCTAAATTTGGTCAAGATGAAGTTAATTTGGGCGCACCACAGTACCACATTTTTCTTCATATTGTTTTCACTCTCCTATCTTCGCTTAATTTGAAGTGGGGCGTTGGAGCGCACAGAGCTTTTAACAAGTGGGCACTCCGGCGCGGGGTCTCCCCAGCCACAAAAAATAGCGTTAAGAAGCGACGGAAGAAGCGTCGGAAGAAGAAAAGGGCTGAAAAGAAAGTCGAAAATGATCTCAAGGCCCTTATGAAACTTGCAGGGAAAAATGCACTCACTTATGGTGGGGAGTATTTAGGTGGTCTGGCCGGTGTGCCTGGTGGTTCAAATTTTGGCCGCAAGGCTGGCGCTTGGTTATCCAAAATCAGTGGAATGGGTGATTATGAGATAAAGGAAAATTCTCTTTTCACAGAAACCGTTCCTGATTTTCGGCCAAATAACCACCGCATACGTTGTTCTCACCGTGAGTTCATCACAGATGTTATGAGTTCAACTACTTTCTCTGCTACTGAACACATAATCAACCCATCAATGGTTTCAACATTCCCATGGTTGAGCAAAATGGCTGGATTATATACCCAGTATACCATTAAGGGTTTGATCTTTGAGTTCATCTCAACTTCTGCCGACGCATTGAACAGCACGAATACTGCATTGGGGACGGTTGTTATGGCAACGCGATACAACACCTACACACCAACTTTTACAAGCAAGATAGAAATGGAAAATCATGAATTTGCTTGTTCCACAAAACCCTCTAAGTCAGCGATTCATCCGATCGAATGTTCGACCGTTGAAACGCCATTCAGGGTGCATTTCGTGAGAGATGGTGCTTTGGGCGATAACGAGGACACTCGTCTTTATGACTGGGGGGTCTTTACCATCGCCACTGTGGGTATGCAACAAGCTGATGTGATTATTGGCGAGTTGTGGGTGTCATATGACATTGAGTTTGAGAAGCCACGCTTGAACCCTGCCTCATACACCAATCCTTTGCATGGTCGAATCAGCAATGGTGCGGCAACACCCACCAACCCACTGGGAACTATTCAAACAGGTTACGGTGGAAATTTGGAGCTCACTGTCACTGCCTCTGGATCCGGTTGGGACACTATCAACTTCCCTGATTGGCTCTCAACTGGACGATACTTCGTGCAATTTATCTTTACTGGGTCCGTTGTCTCCGGTACAGGTATTATCTACAACAATTGTAGTCTTGCCACTGATGGTTGGCGCTATGCGTTAGACACCAAATCACTTATCAATCCTGGCTCTGCGAGCTCTTCTGTATCTTTGCTTGTGATTGATATAAGTGCTTCTCCTGCTTCGATTCAATTCACTTATGGAGGAGGCGCTCCAACGGGTGTTGATGTTTATGTTATGCAAGGCCCAACTGGTGATCAATGGCCCATTCAGGGCCTAACTTTGAGCAACTCACGTCTGCTTGAAGAGAATGATGACGAAAAATATGATACTCTTGATGATGAGTATCTCGAATTCCTTGAGTGGAAGAAAAGCTCTGGTTAGGCTAAAATAACCTCCGGGCGGCCCGGGAAAACAAAACCGGACTCCTTCACAAAATGGCTATAGGTCC